GTTCATGCCGTCGAATTCATCGGTACCCGCCCAGGCTTGGGTGAAGGTGTCGTAGACCAACACCAGATTGTTCACACCTTCATGCAAAATCTTCTTGATGCTACAGGCGACGGCCTCGCCGGGCGTGCCATTGATATTGATGGAGGTGCTGGTGGCGGTGAAGTCGGCATCGCCATCGTAACGACTGTTGCCGAGCCGGAAATAGAGATCACTCGCCCGGCCTTGCGTGTAGCGATAGCGGGCTCCGACTTCCAAGCCGGAGACCGTGATTTCCGCTGCATCGTAGTCCATGCTCGGGGCCAGTTCGGTGCGACTAAGGATCGTCGGATCGTCGGCGGGGACGGCAAAATACAAATAGTTGTCGTGATACTCGGCGACGGCGTTGGCGATATGATCCCAGCGGACGCGGCGCATGGTGGTCTCCAGCGGATCGCTGAGGGTGCGAGCGGTGCCTTGCAGCTCGTTCTGCTGGGTGAGGCCCAGGGTGACGATGCCGCGCTCACTGATCCAGGCGACGTCCACGCCGAAATCCACGACGGACCACGGGGCCACGCAGCCGTATTTGCGGGTGACGTTGCGCAGGTTGAGGCTGGACAGGTCGCCTTTGACGTTGGAGGCGAGCCAGCAGGACTGATCCTTGAGCATCAGGATGCTGTTGTCGCCATCCGCCACGGCGACCATGGCCACGAGCCGATCGTTGTCGCCTTGGTTGATTCGGAAATCGTCAAACTGACTGTAGCGGGTGTAGTCGAGCACATCGCCGGCCACCACCTGGTCGCGGGCAGTCTCCAGAAACATGCGATTCCCGAGGAACAAGCCGAAGGCGCTGCCAGGGATCGGCAGGGTGCCGTCGCCCTGGCCGGTCTGCTCCACGTAATCAAACCCATCGGCGAGGTTGCGCATGACCATGGCCACCTTGTCCTCACCCCGGATGACGATCTGCGTGTTGAAGGCCTGGACGATCTGGTAGAAAGGCTTGACGCCGGCGGCACCATCACTGAGTTCGAGCGGCTTGCCGTCTTCATCCACCAGGAAATCAAGATCCTCATCCATGAGATACCCAAAGGGGCTTTGGATTTGCTCGGCCGGCATAAAGGGCTTGACCTTCCAGAGCCCCCCATCGGCGGCGATGATGGCGTATTCTTCGCCACCGGGATCGGCAATGGTGGCGGCTCCATAGGCTTCGCCCCAGCGGGTAAGACCGTCGGTGGGCAGACAGGGAAGAATGACGTGACCACCACGGGGCTCGGCGGCACCATTGCGAAAGCGCAGGTTCTTGGCCTTACTTACCATTCCGGACGGCAGGAGCGCGGGGGCAATCCGCTCGTCCACCCCACGAAAGGCGGCGTCGCCATCGATCAGGGGCAGCTCATCGCCGCTGCCGTAGTCTCTATGTCGGGTTCCAGTGGGCATTTAAAACATGGCCGGGACCGGGTCGCGATCGAGCGGCTTCTTGGGCGGCGTCTCACATCCGGCTGTACACAGGGCGGCACAGACCGCGATCAATAGCATCTTGCGCATGGGTATATTCTCCGGTTTGGCGTTCGATAAAATAGCAGGCGCCGTCGTCGCACCACACGATGCCGGTGGCGTGGCGGGCATAGTCGAAGCCGGTGGCGGCGACCTGCTCCGGGGCGGGGCCGGCGATGCCATTCAAGGACTGGCCGGTCGGGATATCCACGATGCACATCACCAGCGTATGGTCGGAGGCTTTGGCGACGTTGGTGGCATCGGTGCGGATGCGGTTGGCATGGTCCGCCTCCCGCACCTGCTGCTCGGTGATGTTGTCGCAGTCAAACAGCTCCGGCTCGTACTCCACGGGATGCCGGCGGCACCACTGCCCAAAGATCCGGACCCATTCGAAACTGGGCCGGAAATAGTGCCGGTCCATGAACATCTCGGTCGCGAAGCCGAGGGCCTGGAGGGCGTCTTGGAATTGTTGTCCGGTGACCTGTTTCATGATCCGAAAAGTTTCTGCCACCAAGCGGCACCGCCGCCGGAACCACCGACCACTGCGCCGCTGACCACCCATTGCTTGACGCGCTCCAGCTTGTCGAGGCGCTGCTCCATTGGCTCCACCTTGCTCAATATCTCCGTGTGATTGTCACCGACCTTGGTCTTGATCGACTCCAACTCCGTGAGCACCTGGCCAAACATGAATTCGACGCTGCTCTTATTTACATTTCTTTCGTTGCCCATTGCTTCGTTCACGGTTCAAGAGTGCGCTTGGCCCGGTGCATCCAACCGAAGAAGCGGACCGCGAGATACATGCAGACCCGCCGCCATCTCGGCACCTGCCGTGCTTGCAGGGCATCGAGAAAGACGGCATCACAGACGGCGCGACTATAGCCCAAGTGACTGTAGAGGTAATCGTGCAGCACGGGCGGCTCGGGGTATTGATGAGGCGGAAAGAGCCACCAGAGCCCACGCGGGACACTGGCATAATCACTTACGAACCCACTGGGCACAGTGATGGTCCAAGCGCCGTCCCCAGCGGGGCCAAGGCGATAGATAAAAGCCTGGCGCAGGCGGATCTTCAGACCGTCCTCGACCGGGGTGCTGATGAGTTCGCTTAGAAATTGGCTCATGACTCAGGAAATCCACCCGCTCACGCTCGCTGCTACATTTACGGAGTCGCCACGGCGTTGATGGCGTTGCCGAGCGCGGTGCCACCGGCGGCAATGACAGGGGCGGCATTGGTACTCACATCGCGATCGTAAACATCCACGGAGAGCGAGCGGTGGATGTCGTTGGTACCGCCGGTGATGGTGTAGTTGAGGCCGCGCAGGCCTTCCTTGCTCATGAACGAGCGCGCACTGAGGCGGACGTTCTCGCGGATGGTGCCGTCGGGATTGTAGGTGGTGCGGACTTCGCGGAGGGAGCCGCAGCCCAGGGCGGTCATGCACATGGCACAGAGGATTGGGTAGGTGATTTTACGCATGATCAATTGACATCGACTCCCACCTTTTCGATTTCCAGAAAGGTGTATTGATCGGAGCCGAACACGTCAAAATTGTTGGTCGACTTGGCGACTTGCGCCTTGATGAGGTCACCGGCATCGGCATGGACGATGGCCGAGGTGAGGCCGGTCTGCAGGGAGGTGGCCACCGGCAACGGCAGACGCAACACCAATCGGGCGGTGCCATCGACGAGCACCTGGAATTTGGCTATTTCGCCGGCGGTGCCATTGTAACAACTGGCCTGCAACACGATGCGATAGTAGCCCTCCTCCTTGACGGTCAGCCCATAGCTACCGCCGGTGACGAGACTGGAGGCGTCCACCTTGGAGCTGGCGAACTGAATATCATTCATCGACGCACTGGCGACAGCCTGGTCGGAATTCTTGTAGATGGCGGCGATCGCGCGGTTGGGCGTGACGGTGAGCCCCTGCCCGGCAGTGGTCGCGGCCCCGGCATAATCGACGAGATCGGCCTGGAATCCAGTGTCCCCAAGTTTGGTGACGTTGTCGCAATAGATCGCCCCGGAGGCCCCGACGGTGTTCTTGATACAGGCGGTGCCGACATTGTTGTAGACGGCATCCCGGATCATCACCGGGTAGCAGGCGGACTCGACTTCGATGAAGTAATCCAGCTCATCCCCCACCGCGCAACCAAGGGAGCAGTTGGCCATGGTGACGTTCTTGGCTCCGGCGCCGATGCGGTAAAAGCGATTGGAGGCGTAGCCGGTCTGATCGTTGTCGGACTCATGGTAGCAACCGGAAATGAATGCGCCTTCCACCCCGCCCCCGAGGTACACATGGGCGTAGGGTGTGCTGGCATCACCGGTGCCGGCGTTGTTCTCCATGTTGATGTCCCGCAGAAAGATGCCATTGGGGTAGCCGTTGGTGGTGTCCACCCAGACGCCATGCTTGGAGTTGCCGGAGATACTGCCGCCGACGATGCGCGTGTCATTGCACGTTGACGAGTCGTAGGTGAGGCCGTGGCCGGTGTTTTCGATGACATCGCAATGCTCCACCAGCGTGGAGAAAGAGGAACAGCGAACGCCGGTGGTGACGAAGCCGCGAATGGTCACGTTGGAAATGCGAATCTTCGGGGAGCCCATACTCACCCCCACCTTGCCGACGCCGCTACCATCGAGCACCAGGTCGCGGATGGTGGCCCGGCGCACGGCGGCGGTCGAAACCCGGATCGTGATGCGCTCACCGACGGTGCCGCCGATCATGGTGAGGGTGCCACCGGAGGACTCACCCGCCCCGGTCAACGTGTAGTCCGTATCCTCAACGAGCGCAGTATCATTACCGGACGCATCGGTGGCGGTGGCGATGACATGAGCGGCCAGGGCAAAGTAGAAGGGCACGGTCAACGCATCCGTGGCCGTGGCGAGCACGTAGTCCACCTGGGAACAGTTGAACACCGAAATAGCCGCGCCCGCCTTGAGCACGGTGCCGGTGGTGGCCCCGGTGACATCGCGGCCCATGCCTTCGATGACGATTCCCTCCTCCTGCATGTGCAGGCCGGTGTTGAGCAGGTAGGTGCCGGAGGGAATTACGACCTTGCCACCGACCGCTTCGGCGGCATCGATGGCGGCTTGCAGGGCGGGGGCATCATCGGCGACGCCGTCGCCCGTGGCCCCGTAATCCTTGGCATTGAAGACATCCGCAAAGCGGTCCTCCATATAGCGGGGCGTATTGCCGCCCGTAGCCGGCCGCTTGGTGAATTCCTTGGGGTAAATCTTGACGACCTTCGGAGTAGAGCCCGCCCCGCCATCGGCATCGACAAGCGGAATAGGATCGGCGGTGGGGTTGAGGTTGTCCCCGGTCAATTCGTCTTTGTTCTCGATGGTGTTGGCCATGATTTAGCGAGCCAGCATCACTGCTCATTGTAGCCCAAGGTTCCCGTGATGGCTCCCGCCACGGAAAGCTGGGCGGTGACGTTGCCGGCGGCGGTGGCCAGGGCTCCGCGTTTGCCCAGCACCTCGACGGTGTAGCGTTCATTCGCCGCCAGCACCGGCGTGCGATACAGCACTTCACTGCCCTGCTTGAAGACGACA